TAAAATAATTTGTCCACGATTGACCTGAAACTACTGTGCTATCTCTTAACCATCTACAATCATGTGCCTTATTGTAGTCTTGATTACTTAACTGCGTTTTTGCAAAGAACGTATGTTTAATTAAGCTATTGTTAAATTTGGGTGTAAATGTAATTGATACACTATCTGTAAAACTCGCAGAACCAAATGTAGTAGCGTGTCCTGATTTAGTATACGTTTCTGATACTACTTGCACAATAGAACCACTAGGCATCTGCACAGTATTTGCTGTACTCTTACCCTCAATCTTATCTACTAATAATCTGCTTGTCATTATACCACCGTCCATACACCGTTAACTGTAACGGTCGCGTTATTTAGAGTTATCGGCCCTGCTGATATTCCGTTGCTGCCAGAGGGTATCGTTATATCTGCTGTGATACTGTTGCCGTTGGTTCGGATAACAGAGTTGTTGCCCAGGAATGGGTATCGAGCGTCTGCCTCTGCTTTGGTGTAGCTATTAGCTATCGCAAACGCGTCATATACTATAATTTCAATAACATCATTAAGTGATGCACCCGTTACTAGGACAGCCGTCGTACCAGAAGTAGCTGTATAATCAGTTGCAGGCTTAAGAAGAACCCCATTTTGATAGACGTCTACATACTCACCATCGCTGTAGCTCAATACGTTTGCATTGGCATCTGAACCACTAAAAGATGTCTGCCCTGCTGTGGCTTGATAAATAAAACGTGTTCTAACACCTTGATTTGGGGCTTTTCCTATGTATGGCATTTAGTTATCCTTTTAACTCCTGTTCACACGTTAACACATTAAGTTCCCTCAACTGCTTTTCTGCGTTCTTCAGCAAGAGCATCTGACACATTTTTAGCTGTATCAACTACTTTCAAACTAAAAGCTTGAGCAACTTGTTTATCTACACCAGTTTCAATAGCAATATTTTTTTCATTACAATGTGCAAAAAGTTTTGCAAGGATTTCATCTTGAGATATTTTTGCACGATTTTGAACAGCATTATCACACCAGTCTTGAACTGAATAAGCAGAATATTCAAGGCATTTTACTTGTGTATCTGTTAATGTTATTTTTATTTCAGCCATTATATTCTCCTTTATCCTATTAAAAAGCCAGACATTGATAATCCTCCCAAAGTAAATGATGAGGAGTTATAATTTGTTGCGGCTCCTGTAATATAATCATCTTTGGTAAGACTAACAACACCACTTACACTGCTTCCTTTATATCCAGTATAATATACATACATAAACATTCCGATACCTGAAGAACTTCCATTTTTTAATATATATACCCCAGGTCCACCTGCACTACTTGTACTGAAAGCATTCATACGAGCCTTTATCGTAATAAAATAATATCCTGTTACAGGTGCAGTAAACCTATAATTACTTACATTAAAATGACCACCATTATCAACATTTTCACTATCAAATTCTATTGTTTGTTCATTGTTAGAGCCAGACCAAGATTGATTTCCTGCTTCTACATTAAAACAAGGAACGTTTTCCATTGTAACAATCTTGCTACTATTTACTTTTATAGCTTGAGAGTTACCAATGTTAATAAAAAGATTTTCACCACTTGATGAATTTATTTGTGTTCCACCTGATGCTGTTTGCAATATTGCATAATTAAGATTACTACCTGTACTTAAATCTCTATGTTGAAAAGATGCATGGTCACTGGCTGATATAGTATTACCAATTCTTCCCCTACCTATTATTATATTAGAATCTTCATCATCCAATAGAGTGTCTACTCCACCACCTCGTACTTTAGTTAAAGCCATTTATTACTCCTAGCTTGGTTTCGTTGGAAATGTTACACTACTCATGTCTAATCCACCATTACTATCTAGCTTTGGTTTGGCTGATGCAGGTAAATCCCTCAAGTCTTTTCGATATTTTTTTTGCTCATCTGTGATGGATAGGTCTGAACTCGCCCACCAATCTGTTTCAGCTAATAATCTATCTCTCTCAGCTCTTAACAATCGCATTGGCTCTGCATCTTCCAACGCTTTCTTCTTATCCGATACAGCTTTCCATGTTGTGCCGAACTCTTTTGGGTCAGAGCTTTCTATAGCTGCACCATTCTTGTCTGCTCCTGTGACTTTTCGGAACATTGCGTTAAACTCTGCTTCACTTGTAGGCTCTCCTCTAAGAACCCACTCTGTAATTCCTAAACTTGTTAACGCGTTAGCAATTGTTGTCATTGTTTTATCTCCTAATTAAATAAATCTATTGTGCAATTTCCATAACACTCATACTAATATGACGAATATAACTATTTGCAGCTCCAGTGGTTGTTAATACTGATTCAAACGAAAGAACATCACCTACACTACCAGTTGTTGTATCTTTAAATTCTCCATGACCTCTTACCCAAGGCGTACCATCTTGATAATATGCTACTACATCAGAACCAGAACCAATTCTGTAACCAATTCTAAGTTCCCCAGTAGTTGAAGCTCTAGCCATAGTGCATCCAACTTGTACTATAAAGAAAGAGTTTGCATCTTTTCTAGTAACACTACAAGTTGCTGTTCCTCTTGTAGTTGAGTTGTTTAAAGTTATGCTTGATTGACTAGAAACATCTGTCATTGTTTGACCAGAAGCAGGAGTGTTATATACAATCTGAATTACATGATTTGGAATAATAATATTACCTGCTGTGGTTTTACCCTGAATGGTGTCTACTGTTAGTGTACTCATTGGGCAATCTCCATCATTGTAATTACTGTATTTCCATAAGCACCCATAATTTTACAAAATGAAGCATTTGAATGTTTATTAAAACCAATCGAATAAGTTGTATCTCCAGTTGGAGTATCTAATTTTTGTAATGTTTGCCAAGCCCAAATTTCCTGACTATAAGATAATAATTGAGGTTCTGAGCCAGACGTTATCTTTGTACCACTTGCAATACTTCCTCTATAAATAGCAAATCTTCCTCCATTATAACTTCCTGTTGTAACGGCTAGACCTAAAAAATTTGCAGTGACTAACACTTTACTTGTAGGATATTTTAAAGTAAAAGTGCTTGTTTGGGGACCTTGTGTATACGAACCTGATGCTGTGCTATAATCTGTTGCTTCTGTAAATTCAACAACCTGCACCACATACCTATTCGTGCCATCTGCCGTCTGCCCTCGTAAGCTGTCTACTCTTAATGTACTCATTGTTTATCCTACCAAATATCCTACTAGCCAAGTAAATTTACCATCCCCTTTAGAATTAACTCCGTCATCATATATATTTGCAGAAAGGTCACTAGAACTACTTCTACCAAGGCTCATGTAGAAATAGTCATCTTTTGCCATGTCTATTATGTCTGTGCATTTTAATGTTTTGTAAGCATTACCAGAACCCCACCCATCATCTTGATCATGGACATAATCCATATTAGAAGAATAATATGCACCATTTACATAAAAATAGGTCGTAACATATCTTGATTCTGTATTATTAGAAATTCCTCCTAGAGTAATATTTGAATGAAAAAAATACTTACCTGCAACTGGAGCTACAAATCTTGTATGAGCCGTTGCTCCACTTGTAGCAATGCAACTCCCTACATCATAATCAGTTCGTGAAAAATTGTGTGGAGATTGGTTATTTACTGGGGGAGTATAAGTACCTCCAGCACCACCACCATATCCAGCAACTCCACTCATTCTAAAACAAGGGTTGCCTGTTTTTGAGACTTTGCCAGTATGGGTCGTGTTGCCACTACTATCTACAGTTAACGCCGTAGTGCCATTCGTATGCTTTATGTTCTGTACTAGAAGGTTGCTCATATGATTGCTAAATTGCCCCCTGAGTTTACTGTAATGGTTATGCCAGAAGATACTGTCAAAGGCCCAGTTGCTGTAGCATTTTCTGTAGCTTCTATTGTTGTGTTTACATCTACGGTCTGTGAGTTAACTCTAAACATACCACCATTCTTAAAGTTGCCTTTATTCTGAACAGGTATAGTTGTGCTTACATCAGTTGCGCCAAGATAAATAACAAAGATATTACCTGTGCCACTTGATGGAGCTTCTGTAAACGTAAGACTTGTACCATTGGGCACAGTAAATGCGTCTACGCTCTCCTGTATTACACCGTCAACACTGACGACGATGTCTTCCTGGGCAACAGTATGGCTTAACGTAAAGACCGTTGTAGAACCATCTCCGTTGAACTCCTGCGTTGAAGGTCTTGACGAAAAACTTGAACCAATCTGACTACCTATATGTGGCATTATTTCTCCTATGCACTAATCGTATCAACAACTGAAACTATCGCATCAACCGAACTGGCTGCGCTAGCCACGCCATACATGACATCGCCATTTTTCATTACAATTTTACTACCGGAATCAATGAGTTCTAAACTGCTCCCAGAGGGAATCGGAGCTGATTTGATAATATAGTAATCAGTAGAACTGTTGCGAATATAGACATCTATTGTGACTTGTGACGTAGATATGTTTGCAAATCGTAATCCTATAACCGCATCGTAATTTCCCCCTGTCCACAGTAACCCATTTGTATCATGGTGAGATGTGGGTAAGTCGTCCTGAAATGCGTTTCTAAAATCCTGTGCCATTATCTCTCCTTACAAGGCTATGCTCATCGCAATCGCGAACCCAGCACTTACACCATCAGTTACGCCCAAAGTTGCTCTGGCCGTCGCTGCATCTGCGTCATCGATCAAAGAAGCCCCAAATGTACTGATAGTACTTGTTTCGACCTTATCCGTGTTAAGATTTGTGAAATTTGCATCTACTTCATTGTTAGTTAGGGGCGAACCCTTGCCCGATCTTGTTACAATAGTAGCCATGATTTACCCCTTTCTATATGTTAACATGTTAACACAAATTAGCTTGCTGACAATGTAATTGTCCAAGTTACGGACATTGTATCGTCGGCAGCTTTATTAACAACACTAAATACGGTTCTGCAAAGCATATCACCTGATGTTGACGCGTTAAATATACCAGCTTCTGTAACCGCTCCTGTAGCATCTCCAGCCTCAAAAGCAGAAACATAAACAATTTTTTCGTTATTTGACCCTGCTATTGTCGTGCTATCAATCGCCTCACGAGCGCCAAGCAGTGTTACCAGATCGGTCTGGGTCGCAGCTGCAGCTGTTGTTCCAGATCCAAGCGCCATGTGCGACATGACCCCTTTACTTGCGTCTTTCATTCGAGAAGCAATATACTCCAATCCTTTATTAACAACGAGGTTTTTTACTTCCCTCGTATCTTTAACGTTTCCGGCCTTGTCCTTTAGGACGATGTTAAGCTGACCGGAGAGCTTTAAATTTTCATTTATCATAACGATCTCCTAAAAGGTTCGAGAAGCGCCGACATAGGCTTCCTGAAAATATGTGAAGTCACAATAACCCTGACTCCTTAAAGACCCCGCGTCGGTCATCGAGGTCGTATCTGATGGTCGTTTTCCAAAGTTTAAAACGTCTCCATCGGTTACTCCAAAACTATCGGCAAATGCTCTGTTAAACGTCGTCGCTATAAGAATAGCTTCTGTAACAGTTGCAACATTTGTAGTATTTTTCACAAACTGCATTTCTTGATCATCGAGTATTGAGGCTTCTCCGTCCACGTCGTCTGTTACATTAACACTGTTAGCAAGAGCTTTAGTAATTGCTCGGGAATTAATTGCGTCTGTAAGTGCAGGAGTTTCATTAAAGTTTTTGCCTACTCCTAATAAGCTTGTATCAGTTAGTGAAGGAGCCTCAGTAAATGATCTAGGAAACCCCTTAGATAATACGTCTGAAACAGCTGCACTATCAGTAAATGATCTAGGAAACCCTTTAACTAATACATCTGTAATAGCAGCTGCGTCTCCAAGTGGTTTTCCATAAGAAATAATATTTGTCTCAGCTACACCAATTGTTTCAGACACTGCTTTATTAAAAGCCAAAACTGCATCTTCTGCTAAAGCAGCACTATCAGTGAGTGTTTTAAAGAAATGTAGTAAAGCGCCGTCAGCCCCACCAACACCGTCATCAACAGCATTTACTCCATTACCAAACTCACTCATAAGGAGAAAATTTCCTTGTTCTACTGTTAACTTCATCTTCGCAATTTGTGCCGGTGTCATCTTAGTTTTAAGATGAGTAAAAGCTACATTAAGAGCACTAAGAAAGACTGCAGATTTTATCTTCATGCAAAATCCTCTCGTATTCTAAATTTTAATATTTCAAAGATAGTTTCTCTTAAACCAGTGGAACGAACAATTTCTATCTCTCCTTCATACGTACCAGGATCTTGGTTAAGATCATTAGTTTGCCATTGAATTACTGCAATACCTGTGTCAGCAGTACCTGGATTTATATACGCTGCTCTGGAAAATAATACTGTAGACTCCCCAGCAGCCCTAAAATGAAGTGTAACTGTTGCTCCTGTCAGATCAGAAGCTGTATTTGTATCTTCATCCGTAAAAGTAAGCTTGATTTGCGGGCCTGTATCGCCTTGAACGTAATTAAATGAAGTGCTCATCTGTATGCCACCCTTCTTGTTCCAGTGAAACTTGGGCCGCGAACACGCATACCCACACGACGGTAGTCTCGTCGTTTGGCCGCATCTGCATCTTTTTTAAATTCGGTTTGATAGTAAATTGACAGCTCAGGGCTTGTCCATTCTTTATTGGGAACAGAAGTCAGCATCCCAATTGCCCCATACGCAATGCAGCGACCGTAAGTTTCAAAAATCCAATCTTCTATACCTGTAGCGGTAAGTTTTGTTTTAAGAACACCTGAGCCCGTAAACTCATATTTTTTATCAGGAGTTGGGTAAAATTTTATAGAGGCATCTTGATAGATACTATAATGGCAAGGCGCTCCTAAATCAGTGTAGTTTATAGAAGTTAAATGCCTTTCGGTAACACGAGGAATAACCCGTCCGTCTAAAACAATTTCATAGATATTTTCTAAAACCGCCTCGCTGGAAGGAAGAAAAATAGCATAGTCTGCAACATTTTTAACAGCAAAGTCTTTTTCTATGTCAAATCGCCAGATCTCACTGCGCTGAAGAAACTTTGCTGCAGCTTCCTGTAAGTGAGACTCCATCACAATTTCAGGACATCCTGGCACATAAGGTTGTATGTAAGGGTAGAGTTTATCCCAGAGAACCGTCGCCATTATGCCACCGCCCTTCCTGTTGTGGGCGTAACCGCCGCATCTGCCTGTGTTTTAACGCCAATCGCAGCGTTAAAAGCCTGATATGAAGCCACCGCACGAGCTTCATTTTGTCCATATTCTGCATCTTTTGAGTACGCACGGTATAATACCCAATCGGTAATTGGGCTTAAGTAGATATCATCGAGTAATATTATTGTTGTGTTATTATTTGCAGGATCTAGCTGACTTTCAGTCAGAGCATGTGCACCTGGAGCATCAGTATAGATAACTTCCAATTGGGCTGAAGACGTAGCCGGTGGATATACATAAAACTCTTTTGGTATTCTAGGGTCATATGTATAGTGCTGGATGTTATCTGTCTGTGCTTCAGTATGCCAGCTGGGACGCTGATCATCTAAAACAGCTCGATCAACAACCCGAACCACTTTTTTAAGTGATCCAGTTTTAACATTTCGAGTTATATCTAACAAGCGTAGGGCTGAAGGGAATCCCCCACTTGATGCTGTTAACTCTTGTTTTGTCCCAGCTGCACATGTAAATGTTGCGCATTTTGCGTTTGCATCAGGTCTTAAAAGAACAATGCTTAAATAGGACTCGTTTATCCAACTTTGAAGTTCAACACGAGGCCAACGTACTCCTGAATCTTGTAAGACGGATTCAACGCGTGAAATTATATCTATTACTTTAAACGTCGCCATTTTCCCAAGCTTCATTTATGTTAGGAGTAGAAGGATCATCACCTTTTAAAGTCCCGTCTTCGTTACGCGCACGTACTTTCTTTTCGGGTTTAGAGTCTTGATTAGCGCCAGCCAGTTCTAGTCCTTTTTCATTAAGCTGAAATTCATTATCGACGATGCCACCAACTTCAATTGGTTCCCCATCGAGTACAATCATTGCTTTATTGCTAACAATTTCTCCGCCGTGTTTTTCAAGTAGTTCGTATATATTCATTGCAATCTCCAATAGAGTGGGGGGCCGCTAAGCCCCCCTTGGTTATTAGGATGCTGAACCTACTATAGCAGTACAAAGTGCTTCGTTTTTAACGACTTTGCGCCCGTACACTGCCAAGCCTCTAACAATGTCCCCAAAGTCAGTTTGGTTACGTAGAGGTTCGGTTTTGCTGATTTGTGAAGCGAATGCACAAGCATCAGAAGTTCCTGCTACCATCATTCGTCTAACTTTAGCGTTAGAAACTGTGGCGCCAGAACTAGTTGCTGATAGACCTGCAACAAGTGCCTTACCAGCTTGCCCTTTTGGAAGCAGGTTAGATACGTAAACAGTAAATCTATCTAACATCCCGATTTTACCTGTTCGAACAATGCTGGATTGATCTCCAGTAAAGTACGCCTGAGCAATATCAGTTTGCATCAATAATTGACGGTCATGTGGAGTGATGATTAACCAACGTCCGTCTTCTGGAACATTCTGCTCATCAAGGGCAGCAGACATTTTAAGGATAGTTTTTAAAATATTTGCCGGAGTTGCCTGATCAACAGGAGCAGTATCAGTACCTAGATTGTAGGAACTAGAAAGCGCACCCGCTGTAGCACCTTTATTTGCAGTAGCCGCACCAGCAGTTACAAAATACTGAAAGAACACTTCGTTCTCTATAGCAATTTTTAACTGTTTTGCAGCATCGTCAGTAAACATGTTCATCAAATCCATGTCAGCTTGGTGTGCTAGCACATCGTTGACCTGAACAGAGAAGTATTTACCTTTGTCGATTTGCATATCGACAGTCACTGGTACTGGAACTTCGTTAGTTAATGTTGTACCCGCACCTGCGTAATCATTGATAGTAATTGATGGTGCAGTTCGGATGGTTATTGTGTCACCCTGATTTTTAATTTCGCCTTCCCAAGAAGTGTTAGCGATTTCAGTCATCATGGTATTCGCATAAAATTTTGCGTTAAGTTTGTTACTCCATAACTGGGGGATAAATGTCCCTGAGTAACTTGGATTTGTGTCGAATGAGCCTGAGCCTACGACGGGGAATACAGCAGCCATGTTGGGCCTCCTTAATTAAGTTGTTAAGACGGCTGCTTTCCAGTTAACGCGTTAGCACGTTAGGCGCGTACGCGATTTTCCATATATGCAGTCGTCAGTTCTGCTTCAAGTTTTGCCGCATCTTCGTACTTCCCTCGTGTGTTAAGATTCCTTACCTTTACCCAAGCATTATCCATATCCTTACTGGAATAGATCTTGCCATTAGGACTAGTCGGCGTCTTCACAGAGTTCGCGCTCCGATTTGGCGCGACCTGTTTCTCGAGCTCTGTTTGTCGAACAGGTTTCTCAGGTTCATTCGGTGCTTCAGCTAACGTTGCTTTCCATAGTTTTACATAATCCGCTATGGCTTCAGCGTCACCTTTATCGAATGCAGCCTGGGCCTGAACTCTACGCGGGGCTCTTAACATGGGATCATGCTCATTTAGCCACGCTACCCAACGTTCATCATTGTCGATTTGAGCAAAATCAGGGATCAAATTTACTAACCTCTGACTAAACTGCGTTTCGCCAACCTGTTTATCAGTCCCTGCAATTTTATCTTGCAGATCTTTGATAACCTTTTCCTGTTGCTCAAAACGCTCCTCATATTCCTGAGAAACTTCTTTTGCAACTTTGCGTTGAACGTTGAGCAGATCTTCTCCAAACTCTTCTCGATCTGCGTCGGTCACTAAACTGACTTTCTCCTTCGGCTTTGTCGGCTCTTCTTTTTTTGCAGTCATTTCCTGTCGGAAAACGCTTAGTTCGTCGTTTAACTGCTTCACTTGTTGGTGAAGCCTTGGAACTTCCGCGTCGTACTTGCCCCGTAGGGTGTTGTACTTCTGCTTAAAATCGTCCTCTACGTCCGTCGGTGACGTGTCAGCTGGCTTTAACTCTACCGGCTCATTACTTTTAACTTCTGTTTTAGAATTTTCCGTCGTTTCAGTATCCTGTTCGACCTTTTCAACTTCAGAAACCTCTTGCGATTCTTCCGTTTTAGTGTCGGCCCGGGCTTGTAACGCTTTCTCTAACTCCTCAACGTCTTTTAATTGCTTCTGCACCTGTTTAGGTAACGCCATATTTTTCTCCTTAAAGCTCCAACTCTGTTTCGTAGCGCCCGAAGGTAAGCTACTCCCGTCTTTGGTCTGCTTCGTCGTGCTCTTACGAGCGGTTTGCTACTTTAGGCGAGTCTTCAATTGCCTTCAGTAAATCTTTAAATGCTTCGCAGCGACCTTGCAGACGGTGGACTGTAACCATGTCATCTGCTTGTATTAACCGCGAAACGGCTTTTTCAATTTGCCCTTCAAGCATTGCTATCAGGGCGGTATTGCCTGTTTCTTTTATCCTTAGCAGCGCGTTAATTTGCTGCTGATCAAGAAGATTCAAGTCAATCATGGCAAAAGAATACTAAATATGTGTTAACGTGTCAACAGATTGTGTATTTAACTCTTTTGCTTTCTTTAAGGCATTTTCTGCAAGCATTCCGTAAAACGCAGCAGCCCTACCCTCAGAAACATGAGCTATGCCCTTTATTTCTTCTAGTGCGTCTTCGTAAATTTTAATTATTTCTTCGGTGCTATTGTCCATTTGGTCTAGGGCTTATCGTATTAGACTGCCTTCCGCCTTGCGGTGTACCATCTTCCTGCAAGTTTTCTTGGGCTGCTTGAGCTTGCATTTGTTGCATCATTATAGCTTGTTGTTGAGCAATTTCCTGCTGTTTTTGAACATCTTCGCGAGATGGAACAAGACGGTCAACATTTGTATTCAAATTACTTGCCATATCACGCATGAGTTCAGCTGTACCCGGAAGACCGACAATCTGTTGTGCAACTGGGCTTTCCAGTACAAGACGCAAGAACTCATTCTTACGCACAGCTTCTGCTTCTTTGACAACCAGAGACATCGCACCACGTGCTAGTATCTGCACATCACCGATCAGATCTGGATCTTCAGCATATCTGAGGTTTCTCTGGTATTGTCGCTCGAGCATTGGACGTAAAACGTCGAAATCAATATTACTTATAACCTGCTTGATAGATTTCCCTGCGTTACTCATGAGCATTGACAAACCAGAAGACGTACGTCCTGCACCTGGAACATGTGCTCCAGTCATATACTTTGGAATGCCTGACACCTCATCAGCTAAAACCATAAATTTATCAAACACCGCCATAAGTTCGGCAGCGTTAGAATTTGGCTGAAAAAATGTCATAGGCGGCGAGGAATCATTATAATCAGAAGCTTGAAACTGCCAGATTTTCCAAGGGTGCATCTGCGTGATATCCTCGCCGGGAGGTAATCGACTGATATTTACGCCAACCTGTGGACCAGAGGAGATACCCATATTATTTGCAAGCGCTCGAGCAGCAGCGTTACACATATTCTGGGCGTCCATGCAAAGGTCAGCGACTCCGTTACCGTCTAAGCGACCTGGAACTTTCTCAAACGAAGTAACGTAGTATGGTTTACGACCTAGAGGGTCATAATTCAGTACAGCACGGATGACAGTGTTGTTTACCATCCACACTTCACAGGGATAAGATTTTTGCGGATCTGGAACTTCGGCTTCAGATAAACCCCATTCTAATAATAGATCGCCTGGAATTGTATCCCAAAGCTGTATGGCTGCAACCACATCAGAGCTTGCTTCATCCATGTCGATGCTCGTTACATCTTCATACTCCTGATTTTCCTGATCAAGCCAGCCCATTCCACCAGCACCGAAGTCAACAAGAAGCGAACGCACGGCTGCTTCATCATACCCTTCAACACCGATCATATTTTCTACATCCTCACGAGTAAGGTGGTGTATCTCAATCACAGGCATATTTTGTACGTCATCACCCCACGGACACCAGTAAAATTTAAACGGATCAACACGCTCCCATTCGTCACGCACAACTTCTACAACACTAAGCCCACCGTCTATGTACTTCATCGTTTTACGTTTTCTTGGTATTGGCCCTTTCATTATTGCGTAAGGGAATGTCGCTATATCATTGGTAAATTCAAACAGAGCTTTGGTGTAACCGCCCTCTGTCATCTGGTCTTCCATTTTCTTTTCCATACGATCAACACGCTTTTCAGCTTCGAACTTCATAGTGCGCATGGCTGTGTCTTTCATACCGCTGGCTAACTGTTTTAGTTCATCTGGGGTTGGCGGTGTATTACCAGCTGCATAATACGCCATAAGATTTTCCCGCATTATGTTCTGCATAGTCTGTGCAATATCTGGTGGTACTTCCGGTATTGGTGTAGCAGAAATCGACCAAGGTTTATCCGCCCCCTGACCTAGAAGTGTATCGCGGAGCCAAGCTGTCGCTGTACGACATTTAGAGCTCACAATACCCATAAAAATTTCTGAGCCACCATGCTCTTTTATCTCGGCTAGTTTGTTCGGTTCGTACTCCATGTTGCGAGCACGTATACAACTTACAAGTCTATCCTCGAGCTCATCTCTAAAATGATCTCGCATCATTTCCCATCTATGACGTGTGTGAGATGCCAAACCTTGCACCATAGGAGAGTTCTGCGCAACATCGTTTTGACGCTGGGCTTCCGCTTCTAAATCACTAGCGCGAGCAACGGGTATTATAGACGGGCCAAGTTTCATTCTTCTTCTTTTTTAATGTCTGTTAATTCTGGTCGGCAATAGGCGGAGTAGGGGCTATTATTCCCTGCAACATTGATTTTAGAGACGTGCCATGAACACGTCTGGTAGCTGCCAACTATTCCTTCATCCACTACTTCCGATCCTTTCATCAGCACCAAAATAAATATAACAGTCTTCACCATAATTACCATTAAACTGTTAACGCGTCAACAGATTATGTCCAACCCCCAGCAGAGACTTTCACAACCTCTTTTCTCTGAGTAGCAAAATTTGCTGCGCCAAAAACTTCTCCGCCATCAGCATGTAGACACATGTACTGAAACGCATCGGCTATGTCTGACCAGGGGTGGGATTTTTCTGGCTTCTCATCACGTACCCCCTTCGTGTTTATTTTGTATCGGTATTTCCCTGCCAACGCCTGTATCAGATTGCTTGCATGAACAGGGCAGGCAACGAAGCTATACTTACCGTCCACCACACGTGTTAGGTATTTGTCGACAGCAGAAATTCTAGCCGCTACAGAGTTCGTTCTTGCAGGTTTTACACTAAACCCTTCGTTCTTATATATGTCCGCCACTGTTCTTTCGTCCGTCTGGACTCTCTGGAAGGCCGCTGGGTCGATGATAACCACTGCCCGGCGTCCAGGGTACTTATTTACTAAAAGGGGCTTCAGGCGCTCTCTCACGAAGCGTAGCGCACCCATACCATCAGAGATAAGTGAATCGTAAACTATCAGGCGTCCGTCGTACGCAACGTTGCCGATGACGGCTGCAGGCGTCAACCCCGCGTCGACGCCAATTATAATCGGACTGTCAGAGAGCATCGGCGTGAGCTCTTCTTTTGCAACGTGCACGGATCTATCGAACGACCTAAACACGGGTTGCCCACTTAAAGACTTACCAAACTGGGCGTGTATATACACATCCACCCAGTCTTCCGTCTTACCTTGTGACAGGTTATCGTAATAATCATCAGGTAAAAACTTCGTCCAGTCGGCTTCAGGGCTTAAACCACTAGGTTGTATGGTCACATGTACGTTTTCAGGGGGTTCTGTAAGCAAATCTTCCCAATATGTGTCCATATCAGGGGGGTTTGTCATGCCCCAAAGGTGCATATTAGGCTCTCCATCATCGGTCTGACACCCCACACCGTTCATCATTTTGTCCGGATAACGGCCTATTCTACCCTGTGCAGCGTTGTAAATGTCGGGATGTATCTCCCTAAATTCGTCAAAAATGAAGAAACTAGCCTGTAAAGACAGCAATCTACGCACATCATTGGCGTCGTCGAGGCCCCTGAAGAGCACTTCGCACTCAATTTCGCCTACTTGTAGCAGGAATTTATACTCAGTTTTAAGAAAAGCCCCCATAACACCGTCTGGAATCCACTTCAGGAAGTCCGGAATGGACGTATCTCGTAGCTGTTCACGCGTATTTCGCACCCAAATCGCCCTGGAACGGCGTATTCCGTCCTTACATGGGGCCATTCTAGCCGCATGATGCAGTATTTTCATAATTCCTGCTGTCGTTTTCGTCGATCCAACCGGACCTACTGCCAACGAGATGAATTTTTCACTGTAAAAGAACTCATCGAGGCTCTTTATGACCTCAAAATTGATTTCATGCGTCATTGTCGAGTGCCTGACCCTCAATTGTTATGGCATCTTCCTGATCTTTGGCGCGTGTGATGTTAATTATGACCTGCGGGCCCGCACCAGCGGCCTCTGCCTTGGAGTCAGGTTCCAATTTTCCCATTTTATTAAGCATTTTTTGAAATTCTATCCGCGCAGCCGGGTTTATCTCGGGGCTCTGCATCGTGCGGAACAAATTATCAAGGTTCACCGCCCCTAAGAGGCGCGCGACTGTCTCCATCAGGGACGGATCTTCCTCGATCTTGGCTAGCTCCGCCGGAGTCAAGATAGGTTCATGGACTTTTGTAGGGTCTATTACATGATTAACACGTTCTGTCATGTTCACACGTTAACAGATGTGCTGCTTCTGGTCAACTAACAGCATGACGAAGAACAAAAGGAGAACAATAGAAAAAACAGGGGTTGCGATGAACGGGATACATAAGGGCCGGGCCAGGGGGGGTGGCTGCTCGTTCCCCCTCCCCCCCTTGTTTACTTTTCGCCATTGTTAAGCCACGCGACTAACACGCGTGGCACACAGATTGGGTCGCTCCAAGCGTGCAAGGCATAACTATACTTGTGTGTGGAAGGGCAAGCCACATGCCACCGAGACGCATGTAAAACCACAAAGGGGTTCCCGTAATGGGATATTCAAACGCACCCTGCTCACAAGACGGCTATTTGCGAACGCGTGGACTACATGCGCGTGGGAATGTAAGCCCCAAGAGGCATTTGTCTAGGTTTGAAGACCTAGCATAGCGAAAGCTATCCCTTGAGCCAGCGATACCGACTAGTCGCACGTATAACGTGTGCATCGGATACTGATTTCCCCGAAGTGGTTAACGCCACGCGTAGGTAAAGCAAGCAGGGGTGCAGTAGTGTAAAAAGACCGAAGCATCTGTATTGAACAGATGAGGAAATATTCTTGAAAATGGCTAGGTCACCAGAATACAGTAATGTATCACGGTTTAGGTAGCACATGACACATTGTGCGTGGCACGACAGCCGTATAACGTGCCAACACGTTCACCACTTGATGGTGTCGGTGTCGATTTATTGAACGGTTCACTCAACGATAACTCTAGTAATGACTGTCGACAGTTGTGTCACGCCATGTGTCAACGTAGGTGACGTCACATGAAACGTCATATGGAACGTCATAATGCTTTATCCTTACAAATAAGGTGTTTGATGTACCCTTTATGACGTTATGACGTTATGACGTTAATATAGAATAACTCAGGATTTCTCAAAGTGTGCAGTAGTGCATACGATTTTGCGAGATATCTTTGTTTACTCTTTTTGTCCGTCATAACGTCATAATGCTTGTTTTCCAATTAGTTACGTCTTTCGAAACGTCATATTGAAACGTCATAAGCCTTTGGCGTCACCTAGTTTGACACATGTAACACAATGGAAAGGATATTATATGTTCAATAATGCGAAAACTTCATCTAAGCGTATCAAGGCTCAGATTAAAGCTATATCTAACAGAAACAAAACTCTTAGATCTATGATACAATCAACTCTTTGCGAAATATCTGCGCATGTTTATGAGCATGGTGACGTGACTTTGTTCACTCATCTGCTTGACGAAGTGCGAGGACAAGATCGTAAGGCTATGATTGATTGGGTTGAAGAGTATGGTTTTGCCACGATGAAATCTGAAGGTACGTTTGGCTTGAACAAAAAAGCTAAAGAAGATGCTGAGTTTGCCGATGGTCAAGCTGTGTATGACGAATACACACATGAAGATACTGAAGTGAAAGCTTGGTTTGACTTTGTAAAGTCTGTATCTCAAATAGCTAAAGACATGACTGTCGACCAAATGCTTGGTGCTTTGCTCAAGAAGATCAAAGAAAATGAAGATCCTGAATTTGATCTTAAGGGTAAGCCACGATCTAAAGTTGTATTGGAAAGCACCGAAGGTGGTTTTGACAATATGATTAGGCAATTTGCTGACTGGAAAAAGACTAAGGTTGGCGCTGTCAACGCGACAGTCCCTGAGCTGGCTAACGTAGCTTAACTTGTTAACACGTTAACAGTTTGTCGAAACTAGGTGGTTCTGATTACAAATTACCACCTAGTCTATCGTGTGTGGCTCACGCGATACTGACGAGACAAGCCATTTCCATAAAAATTATATGAGGTGATACCATGCCTAACAAGGTTAGACGTGTGCAAACACGACGTTGTGCAAGCCACAACTACATCAAGCCACAAGAACGTGCGAGACGTGGTGGTGGCTCGATCGAGAAATCATCAGCTACACGTAGCGAAAAGCTAGCAGTTCATAGAGTAGCCAAAGTTGTCAACAAAAGGCATAGGCAAGTCCTGCGAAAGCGACCGATCAAAGAGATAAACGGTTTATGGTGTGTACTGACTGCGACTGGCGACCTGCTAGCCCAGTACGCAACGCTCAACGACGCGATCAACTTTGCCCATAGCAACGCGTGATCGCCATGAAGAAACGAAACAGAGAAAAGCTTGAGGACATTATTGGTGTGCTTTGCATATTCGCGACGTTCATTATTCTCATATTCCTATCTCATGGATTAGAGGGGTTATGGTGATATGTTTACACAATACGTAACTGCTCTAGTAATATCATATGAAATTTTAGTAGGTGGCGAACCGAGACTAGTAGATAGCGTGACCTTTTTCCAAAATGCAGAAGATTGTCAACAAGCATTTCAGTACGACGACGTAGGAGAAGATTTATACGCTTACCTACAACGTATGTACGGCAAACGTATCATGATGAGTTGCGAGATTACGAATATAGTAAGCAAACCCATGAACATACCACCACCACGACCAAAAATATTGGAGGATTAATATGCGTTTACGTTTAGCGACTAAATGGAAAACTGATGCTCATTACAACAGAACTGATCGTCGGTATTGTAATGGTAGACTTGCGAGCCGTTACATCAAGTCCCAGGCAGCGCGGGAACTACGACGCAACTCTAAATTAATAACACGTTATGAACTTAAAATGGAGGAGTAAATGACAGAATTAGAAATAACATTCGTCGTCGCTTTCCTGTGCAGCGGGGTGCTTGTCACCGTCTACATACTGTGGCTAGCAGGAGTATTCAGTAGTAAATGGGTAAGATTACGCTCAAAGCCACAATCCTTTTATGACCAAATACTAACAGATGCCGTCGTACTTAGTAAAGTAGAAGGTTGGCTTGAGGACGAAATACAAGACAACCAAGATCATGTTGATGCTTACGCAAGTGGTGAGACGCAGATATCTATAGATGGAGATATCTTTCTTGGTAGACATGAGTGCGCTGAAAGTTTGCAGAACATGATCAAACAATGGCGAAGTGAATTAGATATAACAATCACAAAGTGAGGACTGAATGGACAAAGAATATCTTAAAAATTTTAAAGATGGTGTAGCTGATGCTTTATTGAGAGGTAACATGGCTGACGACTATTCCGATGGTTACAAGCAAGGTTATGATTTTGGTATAACTATCTATGGAAGAATGGAAGAACAACTCGCCGACAAAATGGTCGAAGCAATCACTAAATAGGAGAACGGACATGATTGTAGATACAATTATTGTAGCTAGACTAGAAAAGCTATTAAAAAAGACAATCAAACAAACTGTTGCCTTTAAAGGTACAGACATGAACGACGTTTTCTACATGAGGGGTAAGTGCGATCTCGCTGACAAATTGATCGAACTTATTAAAGAATGGAAAATTAAACTTTAAATGAAACATTGTTGGTGGGAACCATATTAAGAGAAGCTCTGATCTACGACGACAACTTCTCGGCTGAAGAACCACTCTTACGAGTGCAACCTTAAATTAAGCTATTATGTGGGAAGCTCGTAGACAACAAGACCCACCCCTGCATTACTTGTATCAAAGAGGCTTTAACCTACAAGTAGGTTGCTTCATGCCAATAGGCAAACTTTGATTACAAGCAGGGGTGCAACCTTAACTGGGAGACAAATTATGGATATAAAAATTGAAGTATCACCTAATCGTTCTGAGTTTGCTGAATGGCTAGGTAATCGACCTTCAAGTGTGAGGTTAGTAAAACAAGAAAACTTTGCGTATG